AAAATATTGTTTAGATACTTTTCATTTTGGCTGTATTCTTGTTTTAGAATAGATAACTCTGTGCTTTGAGATACTGTCTCATTATAGGTAGAAACAATTCCTTCGATAGTGTCAAGGATTTTGTCTTCAGCTAAAATATATTTAAGAACGAGCGAAACAACTAGATTTTCTAGCTCGTCTTTTTTTACAGATGTTTTCTCACAGTGATTGTGTCTTTTCTTTCCAAAACATTTATAGTAGTGATGTATTGTTCCGTTCTTGCTTGTTCCAGACTCTCCAGTCATTAAAGACTTGCAATATCCACAGTGAAGTTTTCCACTAAGTCTATAATTTTCATAAGCTTTCATTCTGGCCGGAGAGCGTTTATTACTTTCTATTCGTTTTGAAACAATATCAAAAGTCAAGTCGTCAATTATTCTTGGATAATAATCTTCTCTTCGATATTCGCCATACTCTAATAAACCGGTATATTTTTTATTTTTAAGAAGATTCATTATAGAGTTTATACAAAAATATCTACCTTGTTTATTTGTTATACCTTCAGCTTTCAGCGCTTCAGCTATTTGCTTAGCTGTCTGGCCGTCAGCGTATGCCGTAAAAATTTTACGGACAACATAAGCTTGGTCTTCGTCTATCTCTATTATTTTATTATTAACTTTATAACCATATAAAATAGTTCCACCTAAAAATGTTCCTTTCTGGAAGGTTTCGTATTGGCCTCTTCTAACTTTCTGAGAAAGTTCTGCAGAGTAATATTCAGCATAACCTTCGAGCATAGATTCCAGAATAATTCCTTCTGGACTGTCCGTTATGCCTTCTGTTGCAGAGATAACTTTAACGCCGTTCTTCTTAAGGATTTTTTTATTAAAGGCGCTGTCGAATCTGTTTCTAGCAAAACGGTCTAACTTATAAACTATTACATAATCAAAATTACGATTAGCGCTGTCAGCTATCATTTTTTGAAAGCCCGGACGATTTGTGTTCGTTCCGGTCATAGCTTTGTCTATATATGTATCTATAACAATATAATCATTATCTATACAATATTTATTAACGACTCTAAGCTGGCCTTCGATTGATTGTTCGGTCTGACTATCAGAACTATATCTGGCATAAATTACGGCTCGTTTCATTTATCCTCCTTGTCTTTTTTGTTTCTTTTTTTAAGCTTAGGTGGATTGTCTTTTAAGCCTATAATAGCCCAGACGATACAGAAAGCCGGAATTAGAAAAACAAAATAGACTTCTGCAGCTATTGCAACATATCCAAAAAATATAGCTACAGCAAAACAAATAGCCGCCGTTGCTATGTTTTCAAAATAATACATAGCAGCAAAAACTAATAAAAATAAGACGACAGCAATTATAAAAGCGATTGCAAACATTATTTATCCTCCTTCTTGCTTAGTAGTGATGTGGCGTAGGTTAAAACTTGTCCTTGCTGAGATTCGTTAAGATTCTCACATATTGTAAGTATAGCTTCTGTGATAGGTGCTAACTTTTTTTCGTTGTGTATATGGTTATTTTGATTGTTATTTCCTATTATGCCATTATTTACGCCATAATTAACATTTTCTTCCATACCCATTAAATAAGTGGGCGACACGCCAAAAAGTTGAGCCATTTTCTTTATAGATGTTCTTTTAATATTTTCTACCATACCACTTTCGTATTTGCGAATAGCAGACTTTTGAACGCCTATAACTTTGCCTAGCTCTTCTTGTGTCATACCTTTTTGTATTCTTAAGCTTTTAATTATATCTCCCATTTTCATATTATAAAATCTCCTAGTGTCTTAATTTTATCATAAAGTTGAATAAAATTCAATATATTTTTCATAGTAAGAAAAAAAATTTTCAAAAAATTAAAAAATATTTGAAAAAACAGTTGACTTTAGGATTTTACTATGCTAATCTTAAAGTGTCTTAAGAAGACACCAATATCCAAAAAGGAGGTATGCTCGTGAATAAAAAACTTTTAGAAAGCAAAATGAAGTTGTTTGGCGACTCTAATGTAACGCTTGCTAAGTTTCTAGGAATCACACCACAATCCTTAAGCTCAAAGAAGAACGAGTCTTCAGAGTTTAGACAAAGTGAGATTGTGAAGATTAAGGAACGATACAAGCTTTCAACAGAGGAAGTAAACAACATTTTTTTTGCTTAAAAAGTGTCTTAATAAGACACAAACGGAGGATTTATGTTAGATTTGGTAGTAGAAACAAACAACGAATTGAATCTCAACCCTTCGGAGAAAAGAGTGTTTTGTCTTTCTCTAGGAAGCGCTATCGAAAAATTTTATCAAGACAAAACCAACCTTGCAGACTTCCAGAAGGAAGAAGAAAATCTAAAAAAGGAGGTAAAAAGTCTTGAAGCTAAAAGAGATTCTGGAAAAAAAGAACAAAAAAGCTAAGGAATTAGCTATAGAGATAGGCACTGACGAGCCAATGATAAGTAAGTTTGTCAATTATAAGTGTCTACCGATACCGGCACAAATGAAAGGAATTTGTAAAAGCCTTGATTGTAAAGTGTCAGATGTTTACACAGACGAAGAAATTTATTATCAAAGCAAAGCAAAAAAGCAAGCCAGAGAGCCAAAAGAGTTAGATTTTTATAATCTCTGCGTCAGACTTCCAAACGAAGCTAGAAAGTATCTTACAACTGAAAATTTGGAACTGGTCGGATATAAAAACAACTCTAAATGGATTTTAGCTTGCTATAAAGAATTAGTTTTGAAAATAAAAAAAGCTCGTTCCCAAAAGCAAAACGAAAACGAGCCTACGAAAAAACTTATCGCACCAACAATTATAAACAAAAAAATTAAAAAAGTCAATAAGGAGAATTAAATTATGGAAATACATATCCAAACAAAAAACAACAAATGCTTCGAAATTAACGAAGAAACAGCCAGCGCTGAAGTTAAATCTATCTTATCAAATCTTAAAGATTATAACAAAAGAGCTATGGTTGCAAAATTTGCCCTAAAAGGAATCTTAAACGACGCTTTCTATGATAACAATCTCGTAGAGTTTACAGTTAAAGAACTTTCTACAAGTGTAAGTATGATTGAATATTACGAAAGAGAATTAGAAAAGAAAATGGAAGAAGAACAATCAGAAAAACAAAAAGAAACTACTGGAGGCGAAGACAATGGCAGATAAATTAAAAAGTATGAGCAAAGCTCACACAAGATACTATGATTCAACCGGAGCTGTAGTGCCGGGAGCAACAACTATTACTGGCCTATTGAATAAACCAGCTCTAGTATTGTGGGCTAACAGATTAGGACTAGAAGGAATTGACTCTACTAAATATGTAGATAAAGCTGCAAAAATTGGAACTTTAATACACTACCTTGTAGAGTGCCATATCACAAAACAAACACCAGACTTAACAGACTTTACTAAAGCAGAACAAGATATTGCTCAAATAGGCTTTAACAAATACTTAGACTGGGAGAAAAAACACACTGTAGAGCCTATCTTCAATGAAAAAGGTTTTGCTTCAGATAGATATAGATATGGTGGAACTTGCGACTTTTATTGTAAATTAGACGGAAAATTTACTTTAATTGACTTCAAATCTTGTAAAGGTATTTATGACGAACAATTTTGTCAAGTTAGTGGCTATGGAAACTTGTTAAAAGAAAATGGCTACAAGGTGCAACAGATTCTTATTTTAAGAATAGGCAGAGACGAAACAGAAGGATTCGAAGAAAAGTATATCACACCTAAACAAGAAAAACTCTACTTTGATGTATTCAAACACTTGGTAAAAATCTATTACATTAAAAAAGAACTTAACTGGAGGTAATCAAAATGTCAGAAGAAAAAATTATTGAAAATGAAGTTGTGGAAACTGAGAACAAAGCTGCAGAAGAAACTACAGAAACTAAAGAAGAAGTTGTAACAATGACCGAAGAAGAAAAAAATAACGAAAACTTATCAATTTATAACAAGGTTAGAGTTGTTCCAGATTCGGCAAAAAGAGAGATTCAAGGTGGAAAACTTAAAGGCTTCACAGATATAAATCCTATGTGGAGAATTAAAACTCTTACAGAAGTATTTGGCGTTTGTGGTTTTGGCTGGAAAGTAAACATTATTGAAAAATGGCTTGAAGCTGGAGCTAAAAACGAAATTATTGTAAATGTTAGAGTTAATCTATTTGTTAAAATCGGCGACAACTGGAGCGAAGCTATAGAAGGAATTGGTGGAGCTTGCTTGGTAGCAACCGAAAAAGGCACTCTTACAACTAATGACGAAGCTTTCAAAATGGCTTACACAGACGCTATTAGCGTAGCTTGCAAGTCTCTTGGAATTGGTGCAGATGTCTATTATGCGAAAGACAGTAGCAAGTATAACACCACCCCTACCAGCGATAATAAAGGTCAAAATACGCCGCCACCTCAAGAGAAAAAACCAGTAGCTCAATCAAAATACAATCAAGCTAAAGCAAAAGCAGAAGAAAAAGGCTTCACAATGGCTCAAGTAACAGCTTGGATTAAGAAGAAATACGGAAAAGCTATTGCTGTAAATTCTTTAACAGACGAACAATTTGACGAACTTACTGCAGCTTTGGAGAACGGCTCTAATGAGTAAGTTTATAGCAAATAAAGCTTCTAAATATATAAATGAAGACGGAGATTGTGTTGTTAGTTTTGTAGTTAAAGATGTTGAAAAGCTAAGCGTGAATCTTGCTTTTGAAGAGCAGCACGCAGTAAAAAACAGAATTGATATAGAGCTAGATGTGGACTTTAAGCCACACCGTTCTAATAGAAGTTTGGAACAAAACAAAGCTTTATGGTTTTTACTTACAAAGCTTTCAGAAGCTATAAACGGAACTAAAGACAGAACTTCTACAGAAGAAGTCTACTGTATGATGTTAGAAGAAGCAAATATCAAATACGACTATATTCTGGCCTTGCCAGAAGCTGAATCTTTATTAAGAAAAAGCTTTAGAGCTATCAGAAAAATAGACGAGCGAGAAGTCAATGGAAAAACGCTTAATATGTATCAATACTTTATCGGCTCTTCTAAATATGATGTGGACGAAATGACTCAGCTTATCAAAAATACTCTTTTGAAGCTGGACGAGTTAGGCGTTCACGATAGCGAAGTAGAAGCTTTTAGGAGAAGTAATGAAAAATGGTAGATTTGTTTATTTGGCAGTTACAGCAGATAGATTATCCTTGCCTATTGCAGCGTTCGACAATCCAAAACAGATTGCAAAATATGCAGAGACAACCTATAAAACTGTTTGCTGTATGATATGTCGTAAAACTTACTGCCGTAGACGAAAATGCTATTTTATCAAAGTTGACTTGGAGGCTAATTATGAAAAGTAAACGCAGTAAAGCTTGTGATATTCCACAGAAAGTCAAAGATATTGTCTGGGAAAGAGACAACGGAAGATGTGTTGTTTGTGGTAACAGATACAATGTTATGCCTAACGCTCACTTTATCTCAAGAGCTAACGGTGGACTTGGAATAGAACAAAATATCGTTACATTATGCACTAACCTAACAGAAAATAAATGCCATTATAAATTCGATAATGGCTCAGCTGCAGAAAAGGAAAAGATTGGAAATCAAATTGAAAATTATTTGAAATCTAAATATCCAGACTGGAGCAAAGAAAATTTAATTTATAAGAAATAAGGAGAATTATTATGAAAATCTTTAGAAGTAAAATCGACAAATTGGCAGATTCAAAACGCCGTTTAATTATAAGAAAACAAAGGATTCAAGATAAAATGCACGAGAAAAACTCTGCTATTGAAACCAAACTTAAAAAATTAGAAAACAAAAGTCAATTCTTAAAAGAAGTTGCCGATAAACAAAGAGTCGAAATTGACAGAAGAGTTCAGAGAATCAACAGAGCGATAGAAAGCGAGCAAATTTATGTTCAAAGTGTAGCTCTTGCTGAAATTACTACACCAAAAGGAAAGTAAGACTATGAATAAAGCAATTTTAATAGGAAATTTAACTAAAGATGTGGAATTAACCACAACCAGCTCTGGAATATCAGTTGCAAGATTCTCTATTGCAGTTCAACGAAGATTTGCAAATGCTGACGGAGAAAGAGAAGCAGATTTTATAAATATTGTTGTTTGGAGAGGTCAAGCTGACAACTGCCATA